AATATTTTTTAGAGAATTATGCTATGCTTCCTGAATCAGGTACTGGTAATTTAATTCATTTTAAGCCTTGGCCTATACAGGAAGAAACATATATAAAGACTTGGGTTGATATTTGGAGAAAAGAACGGGAAGCATGTGATAAGGGAACTAAACCAGAGAAAACAGGTATTATATTTATGGCATCCAGACAGTGTGGTAAAACTCAGTTAACTGAAGCTTTATGTGTATGGTTATTAATATGCTTTAGTAACTATGAAATACTTCACTTCAATAGAAATGTAGATTTCGCTAAAAATATTATTAGTGAAGTACATGCTATGTTAGATAGATTGCCTAATTTCTTAAAACCAAATTATGTAACAGATACTAAAGACCATGGTTTTACTTTAGATAATGGATCATCGTTTAGAGTAGAATCTGCGAATAGTTCAAATAAAAAAGGTGGGTCCTCCAAGGGTAGAGGTTATAGACCTATGTTGGTTTGGATCGACGAAGCTGCATTTGTTGATCTTAAAGAACATTTATCTGCTATTTTACCTGCTACATCAATGAGCTTTACAGTAGCTTTAAAAAATAAAATACCTTATGGAGTTATTTATACGTCAACACCAAATGGTAGGAGTGGTACTGGTGAAGGATTCTATAAAGAATGGATGGCATGTGAGCAAGGAGATCCTACTAACCTTATAGCAGTTAAATATCTTTGGAATCAAACTGGGGTTTATGATGATAAATGGTTTGAAAGGGTTTGTGCTACTGAACACTGTACACCAGATCATATTAATGCTAAAGTAGATCAGGAGTATAATTTAAAATTTATTGCAAATGACCAGTCTTTATTCCCTAATGAAATAATGGGTAGTCTCCAGGATGAAACTAAAGCAACTAAACCAGTTTCAGAAGAAAAATTTAAAGATGGTAATCGTTTCATCGATTGCCACTTCGTAGAGTAATCTACGTCGTATTTTGATTGTGAATTGCTGGGAAGCCCACGTAAGAGTCGTAGATACCGAAATGGTGACAATTCTACGAATTGGGTAATCAGCAGCCGTCATTTATGATAATAAATGAGGTTCAACGACTATCGCTCAAAGAGCGAGTAAGATAGACGATTTATTGCGTCAATGTCCGATGTACAAGGACCACGATTTAGTGGTTGAAGATATAGTCTAGGCATGCTAACGTACAGCGAAAGCAATGTACGGGGTTAGATATATCACCCTTTACTTCTGAACAAATTATGGTAAAATATTACCATAAATTTTCAGACAGGAGGTGATGACCTTGATAATGCGTCACAAAATTGAATTGATTCTTAACAATAGCATGAAACGTTATTTTGATCAGTGTTTCGGTTATAGTAGATACGCTTGGAACCAACTTCTCGGAATACATAATAGCGATAGAACCACTTCTTTAAACGAACAGCTTAAGCAATTTAAAGCTGATCGTAAGAACTGGGAGTATGCTATGCCTTCATATATCCCTACTTACGAGATGCAAAATTTAAAATCTACATTAAAACGTAAAACGCATAAAGCTAATTTTAAATCGAAGAAGAGTCCTAAACAGTCGTTTTACGCAGATAACTCACGTTTTTTGAAAGGAAGTTTTTCGTTTATAGGAAAGCATATGAAGTTTGGTATCGTATTGGGTAAAAAGTGCCGAATCCGTAAACAGGACCGTTGGATGAAATTAACAGAAGTACCAGCATTCTATGGAGAACCAGATTTTTATATCATGTCAGCTACGATACTTAAAGAAGTTGATCGGTATTATGTATCGTTTTGTATTCAAATTGACGATATATGTCAAACCAAAGGAACCGGAGAAGTAGGTATTGATCCTGGGGTACATTCGGTGATGACCCTTTCAGATGGTACAAAATATGTATTACCGAAAATGCTAAAGAAACTAGATCAAAAAGCGAAATATTATCAAAAACGAATGTCGAAAAGATATATTCGTAATGCCAAGAAACAGAGTAAGCGTTATATGAAAGCGAAAACCAAGCATCAAAAAGCGCTTAAACGTAAGAATCAAATCAAACGCGACTTCTTGCAAAAAGCCACGACTGAGATCGTTAAAAAGAATAACTTCATCGCTTGGGAAGATTGCAAAGCATCTCGATTGATGAAGAATCATAATCTAGCACGCTCAATTGGAGAATCGTGTTGGTGTATGATTAAAACGATGTTGGAACAAAAGTGCAAAATGCATGGAGCCAAATTCGTTTCAGTAGAACCACAAAAAGCATCAACACAAACCTGTTCACACTGCGGAAATAGGTTAGTTGGTAACGATAAACTTAATTTAAGCGATAGAGTATATCGGTGTCCGATATGTGGTTATATTGAAGATCGAGACGTAAACGCTGCGAAGAACATTCTCAAGTTTTCAAAGCAAACGCTGGCTGGGGCACAGCCATCCGAATAACGTTGGAGTAGTCGTAAGACCTCCAGCATTATCGGAGGCAAGCTACGTTTGTACAGCGTTGAGCAAGGTCGGTAGTTTATTAACATAAACTGCGTAAGAACCTGCATGTCAGTATATACAATGGTTTGAATTACCTGATCATAGAAAGAGTTATATTGTTGGTATAGATACTGCTACTATGGATGGTACTGATAGTTCTACTATTCAAGTAATTGACTATACTACTGAGAATCAAGTATGTGAAGCAAAGTTCAAATGTTCAGTTACAGATTTTTGTAATGTCTATATTCCTAAAGTAATAGATTATTTACCCTTTAAGATAATTGCTATTGAAAAGAATGGCGTAGGTAATCAAACCTTAGAGATGTTATCCAGTAAATATAAGTATGATATATTCGGTGATTATACTGATATTTATAACCCTAAATTGGGTATCCATTCAACTGCAAATAGCAGAAGGTTATGTGTTGAACAGATTTATAATTTATTTATGTATGATTTAGATAAAGTAAAGTCATATCAATTAAGACTAGAAGCAACTACATTAGAAAGAAGAAGAAATGGAAGAATTGAAGGAGTGCCACATGATGACCTTTGTTTTGCTATTGGTTGGTGTCGATATCTATTGGTACATGAACCTCAATTTTGTATGAAGCATTTAAGTGCAGCTCGTAATACTCAGTCTGATTCAGAATTATTTAATATGATTCCAGATATTAATGACGATATAAATGATGGGTACAATCCTAATGTATCAGATAGAAATCAAAATGCTAATGTTATGACTGGTGGATCTAAAGTAGTACAAAGACTTTTAGACCAGCATACCAGAAACTTCTCAGGTACTACTGCTGAAGAAGTTATGGAAATGTTTCAAACATATGGTGTTAGAAGCAAATATCATGATCCAGATGATGTATGGGATTTAATTTAAGTAAAAAGAAAAAGAAACCCCTCTCGTGTTGAGAAGGGTTTCTTTTATTATTGTGGATACTAACGGGAACGAATCCCGTTAGTAATCCAATTGGGTACAAAGCCCTTTTCTTTGAAGGACTTTTCCATCTCCAATGAGGAGAACTCGTTGACACGTCCCATAGGTGAAACGTAATAGAACGTGTCGTTTACTTTGTTTTTCTCATACCCGGACCATCTGACTTTAACAAGGCTACCAGGCTTAGCCTTGATAATAAGGGTATCCGAAACACCTTTGATGGTATTATCGGGAGCCCTTACCGCTGAGACCCCTTTACCGAGGAATTCTGCGGTAGGAGCACCATTCATACTAATGATGGTGACTTTACCGCTACCATCGGTAGGGTTCAGGTACTGTGAAGAAATGATGAGGAAAATTTCTCCAACATCTCCCTGATCAGTAACCTTTAGGTTACCGTTAGGAGTCTTCACAATACTAAGGTTCGGATACTCTTGATGCGCTTTGATTGAGGGCATCTCATCAACGAGTTCCCTTGTTGCCAAGACAAAGACTTCGTACTCATCTTTGCCCCTTGTTCCAATAGGATAACCATAACGAAGGTTATCCTCACCAATCCGACGAGTAACTCCGCTGACGTTAATGTTGGTGTAAATCATATTATTTGTCCTCCTTGGACTAGAAAATTGAGATATAAATATCTCTTCCAAATAGAAATATCCGCTTCTCTTAATTATACCCCAAGAGAATGAAAGGGTCAACAGCTAATTAGTTATGAAGTTCGAGGAAAAGTTCCCCCTTTTCATTAACTTTAGCTTCCCAAGTACCTTTACTGATGGATAGTAGTCTAGCAGGAAGATTCTGAGGAATCTCCACACTACATTCCATCCCCCATTCTGAGGGGCCAAGCTTTTGAACTACTCGAAGTCTCATTTTGCCACCTCCAAAAAGATATTATCCTTTTTATGAAAAGCTAAAAGGACAATACAATAATATATATACAAACTCTAACTTAACAAAAAACTTTGAACAAATCTATGGAAAGCAATAAATAAAAAGGAGGTGTAAAGTTGCCAATAAAAACTATAGATGGTGCTCTAATTGGATTAGTTAAAAGTCATTTAGCTACAGTAGCTTCTACAAATAACTATAGAGATTTAGACAACTTACCCTCTGTGGTGAGTGAATTTGAAAACGATGAACATTATATTAAAGATGTTAATACTATTCCTGAAGAAACTGTAATTGAATTGTGGGATATAGATTCTGATTCTGACCCAGAATCTATTCATCAACCAAATGTTCCTATCACTAATCCTCAAATTATTGATGCTTGGGATGGAAAAGAAAATGGAAAGGATGATGATGGACTAGAAACAATTACAGAAGAGCAAGTTGAGGATGCTTGGGGCCTCGACGATGGTAATTAGATTCAGGGATAAATTTTGTATTAAGAGGTTAGTTAACATATGGCATATTTAGATTATAATGGACTTAAGAAACATATTGAGCTAACTAAAGCCTATGTTAACGGAAAGTTAGCTCACTATATTTCACAAGAACAGTTAGCTGCGGTAGCAGTATCTGGAAGTTATAATGACTTAACAGATAAGCCAGATTTTTCAGCAGAAGGAGATATTGAGGAAGCAATAGCTGCACATAATTCTTCTGCTGATCCACATTCAAATTTATTTCAAATAGTTGAGTCTGGGACTGAGCCAGTTGGACTAGATTTGGGTGGAATTTATTTTGAGTTGGAGGCACCAAAGAAAGAGCCCGAAATTAATATTAGTGGCTTAGTTATTAATGGAGATTCGACTCATATGGTTCCAAGTGATTCTGATTTAATTAAAATCACTGATATTATGTTTTTTTATTAATTTAACTTTTTAAGAGGTGTTGTTTACACATGTCTGATATGAATCTTTATCGTAAGTTTAAAATTAGACAGCAGACTACTGATGGAAACCTTATTCTTCATCCTGAGACAGAAGTTGCTCAGATTGTTGACTTTGAGTCTGGTGTTAATAGTTTAATTGCTGGTGCTTCTTTCCCCAGATTTGGTGTGCTTGTTGTTAATGAGCTTCCTACTGGTGATGATATCAAGACTGATAAGATTTACTTTGTTAATGAAGCCGGTAATGGTGATGCTGATGAAACTGGTAACGTATATACTGAATATATCCGTGTTGGTGATAATTGGGAAATTTTAGGCAGACAGAGATCCACACTTCCGCTTGCTACTACTACATCTGTTGGTGTTGTCAAGATTGGTGATAACATTACAGTTAATAGTGGTACAATTAGTGTTGCTACTGCTACAGATTCTGTCAAGGGTGTTGTCCAGGTTGGCAGCAATATTGACGTTGCTTCTGGTGTTATTAGCGTCAAGACTGGTTCAGCCAGTGATAAGGGTGTTCTCCAGGTTGGTACAAATCTTGATGTTGCTGATGGTGTGGTTAGTGTTGCTACTGCTACGGATGCCGTCAAGGGTGTCGTTCAGGCTGGTACGAATATTGATATTGCTTCCGGTGTCATCAGTGTTAAGACTGGTTCAGCCAGTGACAAGGGTGTTCTTCAGGTTGGTACGAATCTTGATGTGGCCGACGGTGTTGTTTCGGTTGCTACTGGTTCTGCTTCAGCCAAGGGTGTTCTTCAGGTTGGCACAAACCTTGATGTAGCTGATGGTGTAGTTTCGGTTGCTACTGGTAGCACCACTGGTAAGGGTGTCCTTCAAGTTGGCGATAACCTTACTGTTGCTGATGGCGTTGTTAGCGTTGGTAAGGCTTCAACTTCGGACTTTGGCGTTGTTAAGGTTGGCACCAATATTGATGTTGGTACTGATAGTGATGCTGGTGTTATTAGTGTCGCTACTGCTACAGATGCCGTTAAGGGTGTCGTCCAGGTTGGTACAAACATTGATGTTGCTTCTGGTGTTATCAGCGTTAAGACCGGTTCAGCCAGCGATAAGGGTGTTCTTC